TAACAGCACTCATACGAGCTGTCTTTACTCCAGTTGAATAAGTTACTGCCATGTTTTACTCCTTATGAATAATTAAGTGATAGTCTATCTGTCCAAGCATACGCAAAAGCGGTATTACCATTTACCCAAGTAACCGTTACATCATCGTTACTGACAACTAGCTTTTGAATACGCCACACTGCTGCAGATTCCTCTGCTCCTGCTACTGCCTCTCCACGATACGACACTGTGGCTGAAACCTGATCATACCGAACGGCGTATGCAGGAATTTCATTGGTACGCATCACTGTATTATACACTGCTCCACGCTGTTCTGTCAAGAGATCTAAAGTACCAGCATCGATCTCATTTCCGTTGGAAAGTGTTACAACTAGCGAATTATCTGCGGCAATACTGACATCAACTATTGATACGCCGTCTTTACCGTCTACACCATCTTTACCGTCTTTGCCGTCAAGACCGTTTTTACCACTAATTCCGTCTCTTCCAGCAATACCTTGAGGACCAGCGTCACCTTTATCGCCTTTGTCGCCTTTTAAGCCTTGAGGACCCTGCAGTTTCTCAACAGTAGAGACTTGTTGTACGAGCTCATCAAACTTTGAGTCTAAAACAACACCTAAAGTCTCTATTTTTGCTTCTGTTGAGACATCCGCAAAAGTGATGTCTTTAAAGTTCATTGGATGCTAGTAAATTGTTGTTTAAAAGCGTTATCGGCTTGGTCTTTTTTCTTCTTAGCTTCAGTTTGTAGCTCAACAACCTTCAAATTCTGGTCAATTTCCTTCTCTTTGAGCATCAACTCAGCCAACTTGACACGATTCTCGAAGTCTTTGGACTCGTTGCTCTCGGTAAGGTTGGTTGATAGCGAATTAATGATCTTTGCTTTGACTTCTTCAGGAGCCAACTGAGCTTCAACGGTGGTTTTCTGGGCTTCTGCCATGTTTTTAGCGGCATTTGCTTCAAGAACCTTGACTTCAGCCTGTGCTTTAGCAGCTTGCAACTGTACTTGAGCTTGGGCAATAGCTTGTTGCTCAGGATTTGGCTGCATCATAGCGTCTAACTGCTGGATCATCTCAGCACGATTTGGCAAGCTAGAGCTGGCGATAATGCCTTTGAGGATCATTGGCAGTACTGGAGTGTCAGGACCGAGGGTTTGGAGCAAAGCGATGAGCTGCTGCTGCTCGTATTCACGGGCAATGATACCCAGCGTAGCCATTGGGATAAACTTGTAGTCTACAGCAGGATAACGCTCAGGGTCAAACTGCATGAAGCGATAAGCGGCTTTACGAATCAATGGTACTAAGAAGTCCTCTTGGAAGTTCGTTAAGGTACGCTTGTACTTCTTGATGATGCCAGCAATCGACATCGAGAACTGAGCAGCACCGTCACGGGTAAACTGTGTTGGCTGACCAGAAGCATCGACAGTGCCAGTAGCCTGTAGCAACATACGCTCAAAGTTCTGGCTAATCGCCAAGTTGCCGGGATCGGTAGTGCCGAACTTAAACGGAACTAAGATCTCGTTAGGATTGCCATTGGTGAGGATTGCTTTGCCGGGTTTGACTTCAAACTTAGCACCACGAGGTAGACGGGTTGCGTCCATTGCAATCATTGGTGCGGTTGTCAAGGCTAGGCTGTCTAGGTGACTACGCAACTGAGCATCGATGCCCTTTTGCATATTGTAGGCTTTCTCTACAGTGCCACGACCCCAGAAGCGGTTTGGTACAGTATCGTCCTGATATGCTACTACAGGACGGTCTTTCATCATGTACGGTGTTTTTTCTGCTTTGAGGAGAAGGTCGCCATTAGCAATAACAACGATGGCTTCGACGAGGTCGCTATACTGATCCGCAGTGCTGTCCTCCGGAAATAAGTCAACAACTTCTTCACCTTCTTTGTTCTCCAATTGTTCAATGTATTCACGAGGTACTAAACCGTAGTACTTCATGAGTAATACTTTATCGTCCTTAAACTGGACATCTTCTTGTGTTGGCTCTAAGTCGTCATCTTGTCCGTAGGGTTGAATATCTACTTTACGATAGATACCCTTTTCCATACCCGATACTACCTGATGAATGGAAACATAGGACTCGATAGCGACACCCATTGCATCGTCAACGCTGGTGGCGTTGGGATCAATGAGGAAGTTCTTTGGATTGATGGGATTTAGCTTGACGCAGGTATATTCCTTCTCCATCACTCCGTAGGCTGCTGTGCCGTCAGGCATCGGCATTGTCTGAGGATACATCTCAGTCTTCTTGGTAACGGTCAACTCACCGATACCTGTGCCGTAAATCTCAGCTAACAACTCAACATGAGTGATAGCCTTCTTAATGTTCTCTTTTTCTAAATCTTCAGTAAGCTGGAGTTTAAGCGTTTCAACATCAATAAGTTGTTGGTCTGCCACATCATCAGAGATGTCAAACCATTCTCCATTTCCGAATATAGCTTCGCAAATCTCTGCGTGTCTTGTTTCCACAGCTTGCTGAGTCGCTGGGGAGATAATACGGCTGCGCTCAGATTCTCTAGTACGGTCCTCTGCAGCCCACTTGCCTCTAAATATCCGGTCATATTCCTTCCAATCTTCTAAATAATTAGTATCTCGCCAATCACGCCACCGATCGCAATGACCGACTACAAACTCGACAATCTCTTTGTCGGATTCAGTTTCTTGATAAAACTCATTCTGTTTGAGTTCATCATTGTTAAATTCAGCCATAATATCGATTTCCCTTTTCCATGTTTGCTTTAGCGGATAAAATCTGAAGGTTTGACGGAACATGAAGACCGCTTACTGTTCTGCCTTGTAGTGGAATAATATGATCCACGCATTGTTTCCAAGGAAATACTGCTTCTAATTCTTTAGCCATTATATAAAATTCTTTTATGTCGTTTAACTCGTCCTGCGTTAACCATTTTGGAGTACGCTGCAATTCTGATGCTCTTCGTTTTGATTGTAGAGCAGTTCGTATTGGTTTATTATTATCTCTATACTTTTTTAAAGTTTGTAATGTTTGCTCGTGGTTTTTTAAACGATATTCTCTATGATAAGCCGATCGTTTTTCTTTATGTAATGTGTAGTCTTTTACATCCGCAGAGCGTTTACATATTTTACAATAAGCCTGCAAACCGTCTTTTCTAGTCTTATTTTTAAAAAAAGAACTAAAAGGAAGAAGTTTTTCGCATTTAGAACAAGTCTTCATTAGTATCCGCTTATAACATCTAAAGTTTCATAACCATCGTCTTCGTAATCTTGTTGATAGTTAGAAGTTGTTAACTGGTCCACATACGCCAATGCGTCTATAAGATCATCATGAACATTTGCTGTAGGAAATAATAACATTTGATCTACTAACTCTGCCCAATCTTCTTCTTTATTCAAAGTAATGCGACCATGTTCAAGCCGTCCTTGAAGTGCCCAACTAATTCGTTCTACTTTTCTACGATTACCATGAGTTAGATCTGTAATATGAAAATAAACATTATACTTTCGCATTAGATCATTTAAATACGGCAATACTGCATTTTTCAAAGCGCCTCGTTCAATACCAACAGCAATTGGCTGATAATCCTGAACTGCTCTTAATATCTTACCAGCCGTTTCCTGAATATTCCAACGACCGTGGATAATCTTCTCTACAAACCAATCGCCATTGTCTTCTATTTTAACAATCGCTATTGCGGATTCGTCTAAGCGTTTCTTTGAAGCGCCAGCGTTCTTCGCCACATCCTCAAATCCCGCAAGGTCGATTGCAATAACATAGTCGCCCTGCCCCGGATCTTCACCATAACGAAGCCATTCCTCTTTGAAGATCTCCTGACCCGCATTGTCAAAAGAAGCCTCGTATTCCTGTTTAAACGCAAATGACGAGAGCGTTTTTCTTGCAGCGTCCACCTCTTTCGGGTCAATCGTCTCATTGTCTTTAGTGGTGAAGTGCCATGCTTTCCATTCAGGATCTTCTCCTTCAAAGCCTAGCTTGTACATCTCATAAAACCAGTTACGACCGGAGGGAGTCGAGATGAACATCGCTTCACCTTTACGGTCCGAGAGCGATGCTCGGATAATCTTCTCCCAAGTGTCCTGCTTAATAAACGCACACTCGTCAAGTACTGCGTAATACAGACTGAGACCACGAAGGGTATCGCTGTTGTCTGCACCACGAACATGAATCTTACGACCATTCACCAAGGTGATGTCCAGATTGTTAATGT